ATGCCGCTAGGTTATCCGCGTGATAGCCTAGCGGCATTGGTGTTCTATCCTCCAACTAGAAAGGAATATCTATCATGGTTGAAGTAGTCAACCACCTACCTGAACGTCGCCAAAGAGGGCGTGATTGGCCTGCGATCATGGCTCAGGTTGACGCTGCTGGTGGCGAGTGGTGTGCCATTGGCGAGTTTCATTTCACCACCGGATCGAAGCTGCGGGCCGGCAAGTTCAAGTACGTTGACCCCAACAAGTATGAGATCGTCGGTCGTCGTGGTGACGTGAAAAAGTACGACTACACGGTGATCTACATGCGCCTGCGTGACGGCTCTCATGGGTGAACGGCTTTACCGCAGCAGCAACATGAAACCGATCATGAACTGCCTCATTGGTGGTGGCGTGCATGGTGTCGAGAATCTGAAAGAGCCTGGCACTCGCACTCGCATCATCTACAACGGGGGCATGGCTCGACTCATGGGCCGTGCTCATCGAGGACGTTCACCGCTGTACTACCTTGCTGACATTACCCACGGTCGCAAGACGCTTGGGTTTGTCATCAGCACATACAGCAGCATGGAAGCAGCACGAATCGGAATCCCATACGCGGAGGACGCTACCGTTTACATCCGTCTCGGGGACTTTGCTCCCATGTTGGCGGCTTGGCAAGAGAAGGAGGGACGACATGGGTCTACCAATGACGATATTGGAAGGCGGCCTCGTCGCTGACCCCGAGCTGGCATTTAGCCAGCAGGGCAAGGCGTGGGTTCGCTTTCGTGTGGCGTGCAAGGATCGTGTGCGCGGCGAAAACGGTACTTGGGTCGATGGGGATGCCACGTTTATTGACGTGGTTGCTTTCGGCAAGCCAGCGGAACATTTCGTTGAGTCTGTCCGCAAAGGCGATCAGGTGTTTGTTGTTGGCAAGTTGCAACAGCAAGAATACGAAAAGGATGGTCAGAAGCGGACCAGTTACCGTATCCTTGCAGACACCTTCGGACCTACCATGATGTTTGGGACGGCATTGACGGCCAAAGCATCTGGTGTATCGTCCCCTGTCTCGGGGTATCCTACCCAGTCCGAGGAACCACCGTTCTAGTCACTGTCTCACCGTGAGACACCAACGAAAGGATAGTCATGTCAGACAAGCAGGCGTCATCGGCAACACTCGCGCAGCGGGCCTCGAAGAAGCTTCGTGAGCAGTACCCGAATGAATACCGCACGCTGCTCGCCGCTGAGTACGCCAACGAAGGCCGGACCTACCGGACTCGGCTGTCGGCTCAGGAACGTGGTGCTCTGGTCACTGAGCGCCGACGCAACGAGGCGAAGGCGAAGATCGCCGCTCTCGCTGCACAGTACGGTGACGGCATCGTAGACGAGGCTCTTGCAGCGTCCTGATGCAGTGAAAGTGCGGGGATCGGGTTCTATCAGGCCCGATCCCCGCACTTTCGTACCTCGCTCCGTAAACGGGGTTAGAGCAAGGGAGCGGCAGTGCCACTCTCGCGCAGGCTCAACCAGGGAGAAAAACCTGCGCTGCGCCACATTGTACGTTCTCACAATCCAACACGTCAACCAGGAGGAAGTGTGTCTAGGCTTTCACGTTCGTTTGGTGTCATCGCATCAACGATCATGCGCGATCCATCGTTATCTCCGCAGGCAAAGGCGCTGTACGCGCTGTACGCGACGTACGCTGACGAAAAAGGCTACTGCTGGCCTTCGACTTCGACAGTCAGCGAAGCACTAGGGATTTCAGTCAACACGACGCAGCGGCTCATCAAAGAGTTGGTGCAAAACGGTGTCATCGACCGTTCGCCTCAGTACGGCGCAACAGGAGTGCAAGTGTCGTCATCGACCCGGCTGCTCGACGTGGTGATCCCTAAAGCTTACTCGCGGCCCGACGAAGATACCCCCCCATCAGTGGGGGATACCACCCCCCCGTCAGTGGGGGACTCCCCCCCCGTGGATGGGGGACAAACAAGACCAATAGAACAAGACCAAGAACAAGAACTCTTGCTCACCGCCGCTAACGCGACGCCGAGCGTCGGATTTGACGACTGGTGGAGGGTCGTTCCTCGCAAGGTCGCCAAGGGCGCAGCGGCTCGAGCGTGGCGCGCTGCCATGAAGGAGACGACTGCCGAGCAAGTCATCGAAGCGACTCGCAAAGGCATCGGATGGAACCTTGCCGCGGGCGAGCAGTACGTCCCACACCCTGCAACGTGGCTGTGGGCGCAGCGGTGGCTTGACGAACAGCCCGCTGCCTACGCCGGCATGGACCCGGCCTTCGTGGAGGCTTTAGAGCGGCTCTCAGGAGGTTCCCTGTGAACGCCGACGAGGTTCGATCATTGCTGTTGACGGTGGAAGGTCTTGATCCTCGCCACCGGGTGTCCACTGAGGAAGCACGGGCCGCAAAAGTGCAGGCGTGGATGCTGTACCTGCGGTCGTGGCAACTCGATGAGGTTGTCACGGTCATTCACCGCTGGTACGGCTCCGCTAACCCGCATCAGGTCACTGTGACGGGCATCCAAGAGCAGTTGCGGGCAAACTCGCGGCGCGCCACAGATACGTCGGTCGGTTCGCCTGAATGTTCGAGCTGCTCCCAGCCGTATCAGCGCGGTTCGTCCCCCGGAATGAACGCCCGGTGCGTCAACTGCGGCGAGAAGCTCACCCTTGTCAGTCTCACCCTCGATGATGTTGGGGTGACCCACACGGTGCGATGCCAGGGGTGCTCAAAGTTCATCACCGCTGGTCGTCACAACTACTGCGAGTGCGGCTTCCCCGTACCGCCCACTCCGTACATCAAGCCAGCAAAAAGCGTGGCGTGGGATTCGATTGCCGGCATCAAGGAGACCAAGTGACTTCCACGGAGCGCGAGATTCGACGCTGCGGCAACTGCGGCGGCTGGTTGTGGCGCTGGTGTCGCCTGTGCAGCGACTCATGAGCGGCATCCCCACGTCTCAGCGTGAGACAGTCAGGGAACGCTCCGGTGGGCGATGCGAGATTTGCGGGCTGTCCACCCACTTCATGCACATGCACCATCGCAAGCCACGAAAAATGGGTGGCAGCAGGAGTGACATAATCGACCGGGCGTGCAACCTGCTGCACCTGTGCTCAACCTGTCATCTACGGATGGTGGAAATGTGGCGAGCCAAGTCGTACAAGAACGGCTGGCTCGTACACCAGTGGCAGGAACCATCCGATGTTCCCGTCATCTTGCGAGGACAGTGGTGGCTGCTCGATGACGCTGGTGGCAAAACGCTCGCTATCACAGACCCAACTGCACCAAACGCACCTTGACTCACAATGCACGTTGCACTAAAATCATGACAAACAAGCAACTAGGGAGAAAAACCATGTCTTACCTTTCCAACGAGCAATACGATCGTTTGATCGCCCCCATCAACCCGACTCGAGTCCTTGACTTGAAGGGCATGTCTTACGTCGCGCAGCACGACATTCGCGCACACATGAACCGCATCTTCGGCTTCGGGCGCTGGTCTACCCGCGTCGTTGAGACGGTGATGCTGTTTGAGGAACAGAACGAGCAGAAGCGGTGGAAGGTCGGCTACCGGGCCACCGTCGAGGTCAGCATTGACGCCCCGGACGGCACGTTTCTTGCGTCGTATCAGGACAGCCACGCCAGTGGCAACATGCCTCAACCTGACCGGGCCGAAGCGCACGCACTAGCACTCACATCGGCGGTGTCTACTGCAATCAAGCGGGCATGCAGCAACCTTGGCGACCAGTTCGGTCTGAGCCTCTACAACAAGGGTCAGAAGTCGGCGTTCGTCATGGGCACCATCGTGCGTCCCGACATGGCTGCTGGTGTGGTGCAGGAAGCGCCAGTCAACGATCTTGGGGATGAGGCTCACTCGAAGGACGAGGCGACCTACAACCCGCCTCGGGAAGAAATCAGCCGCACCAACCCGAAGGCAGTGTCTCAGACTGAGACAGACGACCTGCCGTTGACTGTCGATCACGAAATGTGGCTCTCCGAGCTGCGCGCGGTCGCTAGCAACTCGAAGGCCCGCGAGCGTGTCCTTGTCGTCGCGTCGCTCAAATCCGCGGCCACCGGAACCGACATTCTGACCATGATGACCGAAGTGCCAGGTCACGGAAACATAACGTACGGGCAACTCGCGGACCTCGTTGCCGCTGGTTCGTTCGCTAAGGAGGATCAGGCATGAGCACCCCCGACGCACAGACAATCTCGTTCGTGTTCGCTGAGGCGATCAAAGCCGGCATCCACGGCTCCGCTCGATCCAAGCAAGCCGCTGCCGGTCAACTCGGCCCCTCCAACATCGGGTTCTGCCGGCAAAAGGCAGCACTCATGACGAAAGGAGTCAAGGCAACAGATTCGACGCCCGTGTGGGCTGCCGGTGTTGGCACGGCCATTCACAACTTCGTGGAAAGCATCATCAAGGTTCAGTTCCCCGACTGGATCGTTGAGCAGGAACGCGTCACCGCCACCCTGCCGAACGGTGCGGAAGTCAGCGGCACCCCCGACATTGTTGCCCCCGACTGGAACGCAATCATCGACCTCAAAACTAAGGACGGCCTCGAGTACGTCGCACGCTACGGCTCCGACCAGTCCAACAAGTTCCAGCGCCACCTGTACCTGCTGGGTGCAATCGAGAAGGGTTGGCTTGACCCGACTAAGCCGATCTACGTCTGCAACGTCTACCTCGACCGTTCCGGTGCCACAGAAATGCCGTACGTCGAGATTGAGGAAGCCGACTGGTCGCTTACTGACCAGATCAGTTCGTGGATTGACGACGTGACGTACGCGGTCGTCAATAACGAGGACGCTGAACGTGACGTGGCAGCGCCCGTGTGCGAGAAGATTTGCGAGTTCTTCACTGCTTGCCGCGGCAGCCTCCCTGACGAAAACAGCGAATACATCAGCGACCCCGAGCTCGTCGGGGCGATAGATATGTACGTCGAAGGCCAGCGTCTCGAGAAGGAAGCCAAGCGTTTGAAGGACGAAGCTAAAGCCATGCTGGTGGGGGTGTCCGGCTCTACCGGGCGATACCAGGCACGTTGGACGTACATCAACGGCTCGCAGGTTCCCTCGTTCGAGCGGGCCGGCTACGAGCGCCTTGACGTGCGGAAGGTGCGCTCATGAACAACGACCTCATCTGGGCGCTCGTCATCGTGCTGCCCATCTACACCATCATCGTCAGCAACATCGCTTTCAAGCGTGGCCGTGAGTCGCAGGAGCCACGAATCGCGGCGATGCGCGATCGTCAAGAACGACTGGTGGTGCGGCTAGATGCAGAGCGCAACAGACGCCGTGACTGATCATTCCCTGTTTGTCGTCCCTCTCACTTTGAAGGAAGCAAACACAGCAATATTGGTGTGGCATCGACACCACAAGCCTGTCGTAAGTCATCGCTTCTCGTTGGGAGTTATTGACTCTGACGGCGTGCTTCATGGTGTCGCTGTTGTTGGCAGGCCCGTGGCGAGACTTGCTGGTCATCCACGCGATGTTGCGGAAGTGACAAGGTTGGCATCAGACGGCACGCCAAATGCTTGTTCAATGCTTTATGGTGCCGCTGCTGCTACCTGTCGCGCAATGGGATTCATTCGGATTCAGACTTACACGCTGGAATCAGAAGCAGGAGTCACCTTGCGTGCTGCTGGTTGGGAATACGAAGGCAAAACTACCGGAGGTCAATGGACCGGCAGTGACGGGAAGCCACGTCGCACAGATCAGCCAACGGGTCCGAAGAAGCGATGGTCACGCACATGGAGTCGGTCACGACCATCGTCCATTGTTCTACCTATGACGGAAAGCAATAAATCTTACGATCTATTTGAGGGGAAGATATGACTAACCGATCCAAGAACATCGGCACCGCGGCTGAATCTGCCGTAGTGCGAGCCTGCAAAGTCAACGGCTTCCCTGACGCCGAGCGTCGAGCATTAGCCGGCAGCATGGATAAAGGCGACGTGCTGGTGTGCCCCGGAGTCATCATCGAGGTCAAAGCTGGTGAAGCAGCCATTCGTGCCAGCGACTCGCTCGTAGACAAGTGGTTGGCCGAGACCGACGCTGAAATCGTCAACGCGGAGGCGCAAATCGGCTTCCTCGTAATGAAACGCAAAGGCATCGGTCCTGACCGAGCCGATGAGTGGTGGGCTGTCATGCGTACGCACACGTTCGCCCACTTGTGCGGGGGACTACCGTTAGGACTGCTCGACGGTCTCATTCCCATCCGTATGCGACTCGGAAACGCTCTGTCGCTACTTCAAGCCGCTGGCTACGACAACCAGAATGGAGCGTTCACCCGTGGTTGACATCAAGCACCGACGGATCATCAGTTATGGGGGTGGAGTGCAATCGACAGCGATGATCGTGCTGTCGGCGCAAGGTAGGATTCCACCTATCGACGCAGCAATCATGGCTAACGTAGGCGATGACAGTGAGCACCCAGCAACGCTGGTCTACGTTCGAGAAGTCATGCTTCCGTGGGCCGCAAAAAACGGAGTTCACATCGAAGTCATGGATCGGGTCAAGCGTAACGGGGACACCGAAACCTTGATGGGTCGCCTTACTCGAGAAGGCTCCCGAAGCCTGCCGATTCCGATTCGGATGGACAATGGCGCCCCAGGTACTCGTAGTTGCACGGCAGACTTCAAGATTGCTGTGGTAGGAAAGTGGCTCAAAAAGCACGGCGCTACCGCCGAAAACCCTTTCGAGGTCTGCATTGGCATCAGCACTGACGAGATTCAACGAGTATCAAACAAGAAATCCATGCCGTACGAAAAGCCGATCTACCCTCTGATCGACGTAAGCATGGACCGTTCGCGCTGCCAGCAGGTTATTGCTGCTGCTGGTCTGCCGGTGCCGCCGAAGTCATCGTGCTTCTTCTGCCCGTTTCACCGGCCCCAAGTGTGGGCAGAAATGCGGAGAGACGAGCCAGAGTTGTTTGAGAAGTCAGCGGCACTCGAAGATTTGCTCAACGAGCGCCGAGACGAACTAGGAAAAGATCATGTCTATCTGACTAGGTTCGCCAAGCCGCTGAGAGAAGCAATACCTGAGGCTCAGAACATGCTCCCTATTTTCGACGTGTCACCAGACATTGAAACCTGCGATGAGGGGTACTGCTTCACATGAGGTGCTACGCGATTCACCCAAAGCATGGTCGATGTGGCTTAGACGTGCCACACGGCGACGAGCATGTCATCGAGTTGGTGTGGACTGATGAGCAGACGTTGACGTGGGAGTCACTGTCTCAGGCTGAGACAGTGGATCAGCGAGAAAACCTCGACAGGTTCCACTCACCAGTCGTTCCCATCTACGACGAACCAGAACAAGACCTTGCACCAGCACCGCTAGGGTCATGTGTCACTTGCGAGCATCCACACCACGGCGACAACGAGTGCCAAGTGCCTACCCGGATTGGACCTTGCGACTGTTACCGTTCAGTCTAGAAATAGGACAGCCCCCCACCCAGACTCCCAAAGTCAGCCGGGTGGGGGGCTGTTGGCTTGTCAGGAAAGAACCGGGTTGCCGAAAGCCTCGAGCGTGGCGATCGCTGTCGGTACAAGCGCCTGCGGGTCAACGTACGACGCGACAATCTCTTGACGAAGCGCGAGCTTGCGAGCAACAGCGAGCGTCACCCCATCAGCGGCCCGAATCGTGTCCGCTTCGCTGACAGAAATACCCAGCGTGCGGGCGATTTGTAGACTGGTTGCCTGTGGCATGACTTACCTCCCTTCAAGCTTCAAGCCGATCGCGGTCAACATCAGCGGACCGGGCACAGTCAAGTCGCCTCGAGTCCACCCCAACTTCGCATAGGCATTACGGCACAGCGCCTTCGTCTCGTCACCGTAAAACCCAGTGACACCGGAAGGATTCAACTTCGATGCCGCGGCCCGCCCCAGGAACGCTCGAAGCGCCGTCTGAAACTCTGCCACATCACTGTTGCGCTTCCCTGGGCGAAGATTCTTCAACGCCACCACGCCGTCAGGACGAATCACCGGCTTCGGCTTCTCCACCGGAGGGTTGAGTCGAATGAACCGCGCCGTTGACTGACGCAGCCACACCGTGTCATACAACGTGTCGATCTTTCGGCCTTCGGTAGTTCTGCCGTTCTCACGCACCCGAAGCGGACCAGTGACGCCATTGGTAGCGTCTGCCCAGTCCCGGTGGTTGATTTCGTGGGCAGCCGGCACACCAAGCCACACTAGAGCCGCGTTGACTCGACCCAGCGAATCGAGCTGCTGGCTAGTGAAGTCCTGTCCGCGGCCTAGCGACTCAACCTCGTTTTGCCATGCAACAAGGTGCAGCGAATCCTCATCAGCGACGCCGGCCCACGGACCACCATCACCAGACCCCCACACGGACAGGTAGGACAAGATGTGGACGGTCCCGTTCTTGTTGAACAGCGCGTTGGCAAACGGGTAGTTGCCTTTGCGGTTCAGCATGTAGCCAAGCGAATCTGACCCAGCCGTGTGGTGATCGACCATCGCCCGCAAACCGCTCGACCACGGGCGACCTCGAGTAGCGCAGTCAGGTTCCTCGGACAGAACCACGCCGAACCTGCGGAAAGCGTCACGCAAGACGCTGGGGGTGGGGATTGGGTAGACGGTCATTTGTTGTCCTCTGCGTCCTCGAAAGAATCCGAATCATCATCGTCGCCGTCCGGCAACTCTGACGGCTCATCATCCTTCGGCATGTCGTCAAAGTCATCTGTGAACAGTTCTTCGTAGATCACGTCGTACTCCTTATTAGGCTAGTTCGAGCGTTCCCCATGCGCGTAGGTTAGCGATGTTGCTCGTTCCAAGCGGGTTGGCAGCAAGTTGTGTAAACGCTAGCGTCGTACCACCGGCAGTGACGCTGGTGTAGATGCCGGCAGAGTTGGTGTTGCGTGCGCTGAAAAACTGTGTCGCGTACGAGGCTACTGTTCCCCAAATCGTAGGAATGATGAGGTTGATCGTCTCGTTCGCTGCGCCGGTAGCAGTAAGAGTGCCGCCAGAAATGTTGACGTACACTTGAAAGGCAACAGTTTTTTGGTTCAGAAACCGATGACGCCAGTTGGTCGTAATAATGGGCGTGCCCGTTCCACTTAGGTTGGCCCACGTTGCCGCAAACGTATCGACAAGAGTAGATACTGACCATGCACCTGAACCGGGACTACCGTTGATTGAAACGGAAGGATCGGTAATGGTGGGATTGCTGATAGTCGGGCTACCTATGTCCCCACCCACAATAATAGGGCCGGTAAGAGTCCCACTGTTGATGGTCGCCCCTACGATAGTCGCGCTGTAAATCGTGGGGTTATTCACAGTCGGCGCAGTGAGCGTTTTGTTTGCAAGAGTCTGTGTCGTATCTGTCCCAACAACACTACTTCCTGCACCGATGCCGTGAACATTGGCGCTTGCAGCAATATGGTTGGTCGATGCCGTGACGACAGCCGGCAAGCCAGTTACAGAAGCTTGAGCGACAGTGACCGTGTTGTTGGACGAGTTGATGGTCTTGTTGGTGAGCGTCTGAACCTTGTCGGTTCCAACCAACTGCTCCGATGGGCCAAGGCCATGCACCCCGAACTGGGTGTTGACGTGGACGTTGCTCTCGTCCATTTCAATGGCTCCGATGACGTGCTCGACCGCCGACCCAGCGCCATGCGACTGAGCAGTGGTGCCGTCGTAGCCTCTGGTGAGAGTGGCAAACGACGTTCCAGTGCGGACCCCAACGAGGATCTTTTCTTCACGCACCGTGCCGCGCTCCAAGCACACGATGAACGGGTACGTGTTGCTCACGCCTGTCGGCCACGTCCCGATGATGCTAGCGACGGTAAACGTCGTTGACCCTGCCGTCATGGCAGAAGTCAGAGCAAGCGGGGACGCGCCACCTGAATGTCCTCGTAGCGGCATTACAGAACCTCTCTCGCAGTCAGGACGAATGTTCCTTCGAACGAAGTCATGGACTCAGTAAGATGCTGAGGCATCCATGCGTACTCAGTGGCGAACAGTTGGTACTGACGTGACCCTTCACGGTAAGCGAAAGTCGCTCGAGAGTTGACCAGTCCAAGCAGCATGTCGAAATCTTCTTCCGCGCTGCGTGAGTAAGTAGCACCGTCGTACTCGATCGTGTCTTTGACGACTAGCGGGATGCGCCACTCGTTCGCTGATCCAGGGATTGGCACCGATCGAACCTCAACCCGGTTGATGATGGGGTAAAGGTTGCTCGTCGCATCCGGGGCAATCGTGATTCGAAGCGATACGGACGTGAACTTCTCTCGCAAACCCATGTTGCCGCTCGACACTGACCCGAAAGACGTGCCAGCACCAATGCTGTCGGCAGTCAACGAGCCGTCGTAAAAAGCTTCAACGCTGTAAGTGCCGCCAGCAATCGGCTCGTTGAACACTTGGGCGTACAAGCCCTTCTTTGAGTCGTTGGCACCGAAGTCGATTGCCCCCTGTGTCAGCGTGGCGCTGGCAATAGGAATGGCTTGCTCGGCGTACACCCCTTCGCCTTCAACGGCGTACAAGCGCAGACCGTTCGGCGCAGTACCAACGTAGGCAACAGCGCCGCTAGTGCCGCCCTGCAAGTCGTCAGCGGCAGCCGGCACAAGGTCTCCCACAAACGTAGACAGATCAGCTCGACCCAGAAGGGGAGCGCGGGCCGGTGACACTTGGCCGTCCATCCCAAACCAGACGAACCGATCCTGACCCTCAAAGCAGCGCACAGGCACTTGGGTGTGGATCAGCCGGCCATAGGTCAACGCTCCGTCGCCGGCAGGGTTGGCAAAGCGCCAGCCTTTCGACGTTCCCACCAAAACAAACCCTTGATACGAGGCGACCTCGAGAGCCACTTCCCCGTCAGGCAGGGTTGCCGCTACCGCTGGTGGTGTGAGTTTGGTGGCGGTTGTCGCATCTACCGCGGATCGAAGGATATGCCACTTGTCTCCTGAGCCGCCCAAGAAGTAGGCAACAGTGAGTCCGTCGCAAGCCCGAAGCCACACAAACGACGCGAGAGGGTGCGTCATTACAACAGCCGGTGTGCCGCTGGTGGCGTCGTACAGGACGTTTGCCAAGCCAAGCATCAGAAAGCCTTTGACAACCGCCAACATTGACTTGTCGATGACCGGCGTAGCGGGCGCAGTGGCAAACACAACCGACGTGATTGAGTCAGTCCACTTCCGAATCTCTTTGTTGGTGTGCAGCGTGTAGTGGAAGTTTCCGTCACTTGTCGCGTCGATGACTGCGCTAGTGAACGTGATCGAGGCATAAGTGGCCCCGTCAAACCAGTAGCCTTGCGTGCCAACACAGAACAAGGTCACGCCGTTGCCCTGCGACACTTTGCAGCGGCCCGCGGGAAGCGTACGAGCCAACGTCGTGCGATTCAGCGGTCGCAGCGTCCATCGAGTCCAGGGGTCCATGCCGCTCGAGGACTCGTAACGCTCAGGCAGCGACTCTCGCTTGTCGTACTTGGGCTGCCCAGCACCAGAAGCCCACGACTCGATACTGCGACGCCACACTTCGGGAGCAATCAGTGACTGGTCAGCAGAGGACTGTGCTTGCTGAGTGTTGAGAAGCTGAATGCTCTGACGCATAAACCGCTGGTACATCATGCCGTCGCCAGAAAAGTTGTCGATCAGAAACCCACGCCCGTTGACCGACACCGGCAGGTTTGCTGAATCGGCTTGCGGTTCAGAACCAGAGCCAGTGATAAACGGTGTGTTGAGTGGGTATGTGATTTCTGCCATGTCAGAAACCAGACCTGTTGCTCATGCCCGATGCGCCCCGGTACCCGTACAAGCGAATCAACCGTGAGGCTTCCTCGCTGATGCGCGCCTGTCGGTGGGCTGCAAACGATCGTGACATGGACGTGTGCCCACCTGGGGGCACTTCTTCGGCCCGACGCGAATCTCCTTGCGCGTTGAGTTGCCCGCGGCGACCCTCTGAGCCAAGCGAAAGCATCATGGCGGCACCGAGGGTAGGAATATCCCTCATTTCGGGATACATGCCCAAAGCCGTGTAAAGGTCGTCAGTCAAAGCTGACGGTCGAGCAAACGGCATGGCAAACAGGAACTCTAGCAACGACGCTCGAGGCTGCGGCTCAAAGATTTTGACGGCCCCGTTTTCAGGAATCCACTCATACGAGGGAACGTCCTGCCAAGCCTGAGTCATGTGGTTCTTGGATCGCACCCGCAGCAAGCGGATCGGGTTGACTGTCCAGGTGTCTGGAAGCGAGTAATAGCCCGTGACGTAGTTGGGCGAGGCTTCAAACGAGGCAACCCCGAACACCCCGTTGGCCGGCGACGACACAGCCGCAATCGCATCGGACAGTTCCTGAAAGATCGCCCAGTTTGTGTAGCGAGGCTTGATTCGCACCAGCGAGGTTGCCGTGTCAGTGATAGCGACCTTGGGTGAGCCGTCAGTGCTGGGCAGGATCGTGAACGTGGTTCCATCCGAGCTGGCATCAAGGACGTACCACGTGTTCAAGCCGCACGACAGAACCATGTTCGGCTGAATCTTGGTTCGCGGATACCGGAGCGTGATGGTCGTATCGGTGACTGCGTACGGGTTGGCGAGGACTGAAAACTCGTCAGTCATTGACCCTTGCAGCATGTTCCTTGTCTGCGTCACAAGGTCATCAACGGTAGCCACAACTCAAACCTCCTTGATTGGGTCAAGATTGCCACCGTACGGCTCCCACGAGAAACCTTGCGCCAACAGCAGAGCGTACAAGGGTGAGCCGTTGTTGACGATCGTTTCCGTGCCGCCACCAACAACACGTTCGGCTAGCAGTGCTTCCTGGCTGTACCGGGAATCAACAACGACCACTGTTCCGGCAGTCACGTTGCAGGCAAGCAAAAACTGGCTAGTGAAAGGACGGTGACGCATCCACAGGCGGTGATCGGCGCGCTCATGGTCATCAACACCGTAGTTCATTGTGAGCCGCTGCTTTGTGAACACCGAGGGCAACCCAAAAGCTTCACCGCTTGCAATCCCATCAACTGTGATAGTTGATTCAGGAATGGCAGCCGTTGACCCTGACAGCAGAAGTAGCAGGCTCATCTGCTATCCAGTCGTAGTGAACCACGACGCGAACGTGAACGAAGGAGTCGTGCCACCAATCGTCCACGCAAGACGGATGAGGCGCGGCACAATGTCCTGCTTCGATCCACCAGTCGCGCTACCAGCCACAGTGGTCAAGTTAGGGCCAACGCGGAACAACTGAGTCGTGACACCTGTAATCGCCGTGCCCTGCAAGTTGGTCGTGTCAAGGTCGAGCCACGTCGTTCCGTTGTCAGGCGACCATTGCAAGCGGAACTGACAAGTCGGGGTCGTTCCGGTGACCACTGTTGCGTTGATCCACACGATGAGGTTGGTGCCAACTTGGTTGGTGAAAGTCGCGCCAGTACCCGTAGCGGTACGGGCCGAGGACGTGTCCACGTTCTGCGTGAAGTTGTCCGTACGCTGGCGATCCCAGGTCGCGCCGTTCCAGACAAGACCAGCAGCACCAGCGGTCGCCGTGGTCGGGTTAGCCGCAGCATCGGCAAGCGCCGCAGCAGTAGCCAACTCAGTGTCAACAAGAAACGTGCCCGACGAGTAAGACACAGGCACGACGCCCTGCACCGCGACCATGCCGCTTGAAGGAGAGACGCGAACGGTGCCGGTGATCGTGCCCGACGTGTAGGCAGTCGTGATGACGCGCACGCCCGTCGCACCCGACACGTCTACCTGATACACACCAACAGCGGTGAGGTTGCCCGAGGCTATGAACGCTGCCGTCGCCTCGTTGATCATCGACTGCGAGCCGGTGACGTTGACCCACGTCGTCCCGTCTACGGTTACCTGCACCTGAGCGGTAGCAACAAACGTGCCCGTGAGTTGAATCATTGCCGTACCAGCGCCCGTCAGTCCGGTCACCGACCCGGATGCCGTGGAGTTCGCTGCGATACTGATTGCAGCCGACGCATCTTGCGCCACTACGACCTGTCGCCCTGCCGTGTCGGTAAGCAGCGACCTTGTTAGTGTTCCGTCCGTGCCCGCGTTCAGCACGGGATTGCCAGCGGGAGCGACACCGGCAGCCGTCACGCCGTCCACCGTGATTGAGCCGGCTCCGTCCGTGACGGTCACGGTGCCAGAGACAGTGACCGGGATCGCGGGCTGATTGGTAGGCAAAACGACGCGCTGCGTGCCAGCATCGACTACACCTGAGTTCACCGAGACGGCAGTACCGCCGACCTCCGAGATCGCCGTCTTGTTGTTGCCGAGGTTTGTGAGAGCGCGTGGGCCGGTTGCCATGATGCCAAACGTGACGCCTGCTTGCAGGGTTGTCGTCGCGCTTGCGCCGTTGTTGGTGATCTTGATTCGGAAGTAGTCACCCGGCAAGCTCACGTTTTCGTTGAGCGGTACTGACGCGGCTCGCGTGAACGTGTCAGACGACACCAGTTTGGTAGCGCCAGCATCCAAGAACTGCTCGACAACAACAGTGACCGGCTGATCGGCAACGACGCTGATCTGAGCCGCTTGCAGGTTCTGGATCGTCTCAGCCGTGCCGGTAAACGTCGCGCCGGCTGCAAGTTGGGCAACCGTGTTGTTGCCAGTCGCGGTTGGGTAGACCAGTGATGCAAGCGTTGTGTTGACGTTGGCTGCGCGAAGCTGCGTATCAGTCAACGGACCTGTCGCGGTGACCGTTCCAGATACAGGCTGAGTTGCTGGGGTTGCCGCGGCATCGAGCTTCGTTCGATCGGTAGCCGACAAGTTGACGGTAGGCGTGTTGCCGACAGTGACAGGCAGCGGATTGCTTGATGCCACATCACCGTCGTTTACCCCGTCAACACCGTGGATCAGTTTGACGCGCTGGACTTTGACCCCAGCAATATCGTCGGTGGCAATACTGTCCCCGCCACTTTGCAGGTTGATGACTGTGTTATCTGCCATGAACGATTCTCGATTCCGGTGTTGACGGGTTCACGAATCAGAGTCGGAAAATCTTGTTGGCTCCGGTGTCCCAAGTGATCGTGATGTTACCGCCGTTGGGCGTAACGGGTAGGCCAGTGGCCGTGTCGATCAACGCAATAACACGTTGAAGGGTGGCCGCAACGTCGGCACCGCCAGTGACAGCGGAAGCCTGGTAGATCAAGATGTACGGGCACGCTGCACCAGCGGTAACCGCCGTGAACGTGACGTTGGCCGCCCCAGCGACACCAGCAGCAATCGTCTTGGTTCCAAGAGTTGCCGGGGTGCCGACGAGGGTGCCACCGGCACCAGTAACGTCAGAAACGAACTTGTGGGTGGTCAGGTTGGGCGTGTAGCCACGCACCAACACGGTCTTGATGACGGCAGTGTCCCAGTCGATTTCGCCGGCAAGGAAACCTTCGCGGCCCGGTGAGTAGAGTGCGTTAGCCATGTCTTTGCTCCTTCACGTTGACGATGCGGCAACAGCAGCCTTGGGGTGTCTCACGCTGAGACACCCCAAGGTCAGCCATTAGCCAGCAAGGTTCCCGGTGCAGATTGCTTCTGCGCGGAAACGTCCGAAGTCACCCAGGAAGAACCAACCGACCGACACAAACCGCTTCAAGCGGTCAATGACGGGGGCAACGACGATCTGCGGCATGTCGCCGTAGCCGGGGGCAGCGGAGCAAACCTTGGCAAGACCATCCTTGCCCATGAACAGTCCACCGGGACCGGAGTTGGCAACTGCGAGGGACGGAAGCGATGACACCATGATGTCAAAGTTCTCGTAGGTGCCGATGAAACCGTTGGCGATGTTGCCGGTGCCGCCTCCGGGGTCTTGGTTGATGTTCCAGTAGCGCCAACCGGACGCATCCGATTCCTGACGCAGCGCCGTGGCGTTGACCGGGCTGATGTAGGCCCGGTAACGACCGTTGTCGTAAGGCTCCACATCGTTGGTCTGGAAATACTCGTTGGCCTTGCGAAGCGTGTCCGAAGGCTTGCCGGTGACCGTCTGACTGACCGGGGTGGAGCCACTGGTGCCGTCCTTCTTCATGCCACCAGCAGCAATCGCCACGTTGAAGGCACGACGCTCGAGGGTGGCACCAGCGTTACGACCGACACGCTCAGCAGCGGTCGGGTCCAGCGGAATCATCGAAGTGCCGCGGGCAAGCGCGGTACGGGTGTTGGTCCGGCCCCACTCGTTGAGTGCGATGGACAGGTTGTACGACTTCAACGGGGTGGGAAGAACGTCATACGCCTCAAGAAGGGCTGCGGTGCTCGGGTCGTCATCAAGGTCATCAACGACGTTGAGCTGAACCGAGGCACCGATGTGCGACTGCATGGTGGGCCGAACAGTGACCGACTCAGCGATCATCAACTGGCGGCGAAGCTGGGGGCGGGCCACCAGTTCGTACGCCTTAGTGACCAGCGAGTCGATGTAGTCAGTACCAGTGGGTAGGCCGGCGCTGTCACGCGGCCCTACGCGGGTGAGTTGAGCAAGGTTGTTGTCATCAACCGGGGACGCAAAGAGCGAGCCGGGGGATGATGGGGTATTGACAGTGGCCATGATGGGTTCCTTAGTTGGCATGAAGGGACGTGGAAGGGTTCAACGCGCCTCAGCGCGGACACACACCCGGCTTTCGCCAGTCACTACCGCATCACGGCTGCGGCCACCTCACGCCAGTACCTTCCATCCTTTTCAGGACAGTGGACACCCCGGCAGCCTTGAACATAACACAGCCCCGTCACCTAGTGAAAGGCAACGGGGCTGTGTCCGTGCTGGGTCAGACGATTCCGTCCTTCACGATCAGACCCATCGAGCGCATCTGAGCGATGAGTGCTTCCTGACCACCAGACGTGAAAGCCTCCACAATGGAGGCCTCCGCAGCCTGGTAGGCCGTAGACGGCGTTGTTGCACCAGTGGACGCAGCAGCAATCCTCGAGGCCGCGTCAAGGTTGGCAGCCACCGAAGGATCGGAAACCGGATCGGTGTTCGCCAAAGCGCTGGCAAGAAAACCAGCCTCCACCGCAGCAGACTTGATCGCGTCGGCGTCAATCTCCCCGTCATAACCCTTCACGAAGTAAGACAACTTCGGGTCAGTCGAGTCGATGCCGGCCCGCATGAAAGCCAGTTCACGTTTTGCCGCGTTCGCTTCCTCAGCAGCAGTCTTAGCCGCCTTAGCTTCCCGTCGAAGTTGCGCCCACTCGGAGTCGCTTCGCTGCGGCTTTGTCTCAGCCTGAGACACTTCCTCGTCCATGCCGTTGACGTAATCTTCGTACTCGGTCGTTTCGCTCACTGTGGACTCCCTATCTGTGGCGAGCGGGAGTGCTCGCAGTTACATGCTATCGGCTAACGACCGCTGCCGAGGCCGCTAACGCCAGTTTGTCCGGTTGCCGCGCCGCCACCTTCATTGAAGCGAGCATTACGACTGGCTTGTACCCGACGAATCTCATCAGCCGACTTGGCATCGCCAAACACACCTTCGACGCGAGTGCTACGAGTAGTGGCGTCACCACCTAGGGAAACATCAAGACCCTCTAGCGACGCTGCCTGACCAAAACCGGTACGAGCTTCGTCGGCGCTGATCCCCATAGTGGCTAGACGCTCAGACTCTGAAACCGTTGAGTTCATGCCCTGCTGGCGTGCGGCACCAGTGATCTGTGCAGCCGCAAACTGACGCTCTAGAATCGGTCCAGCAAGATCCGGGTCAAGCCAGTAGGCAATCAGACTGCCACCGCTGATCCCGTAGTTGTCTCGCAGCGCATCGCGGACTTCCTGCGGGGCCGAGTAGGCGGCAGCGGCAGCAGTTTTCATGCGCTGGTTGATCTCAGGAGTGTCCACGTTGTTGATAAGCATTTTTGCGATCTGCGAAGGAGAGTCGTACATTCCCTTGGGAATGCCGTACGAGTGAGCCAACTTGTCTACTTGCGTTTCGTAGCCGATGTAATCTTGCTCAGTGATTGCACGACCCTGCTTCGCTAGTTCGGCCATAGCCGGAAAGCGAGCCTTGTATTCGGGTCGATCACGCAGCAGCAACGTCAACTGTGACGTGTCAAGGTTTCCTTGCACTGCGGTTGACCATGCCCAGTCGGCAAGACTCTCGAGGCCAAACTGCTTCAAGAAGTTTGTGAGCAGCGCTTTCCCACCTGTTTGCACTGAATCAGCCATGACTACCCCACATTCCCGAACATTCGGCCTAGGCCAAGCGCAAGATCAGCGCCTGCCTTACGTCCGTTAGGTGACTGGTCGAAACCGTATCGAACATCGGTTCGGATGCGCTGAGTCCACTGATCAAGGCTCATCGGAGTGCCGTTTGTTCCCTGCAAGGCAGCCGTCCACTTGGTATCTGTCATGTCAAAGGTGGCAGGGTTGACCCCGAGCTCAGAGGCGGCACCCTGCAAATAGGGGTTCAGGTAGTCGGCAACCGTACTGCCGTTGTCCAAGCCTTTAGCGATGCCAGGGTAAAGAAGCTTTGCCTGCTCACGCATCGTGTCGGTGAGCGCTTGCACAGTAGATCGGCCAGCAAGAATGTCTCGAACGTAAGCCGTCTCTGACGCTGGACTGATCTTGATTCCATACGACTGACCTAAAGCGCGAATCTGATCGACGCTAGTGCCGGCAGTGCCAGTAGCGGCCTTGCCCGCGGTTACTTCGTACTGGCCCGCGAGCATGGACTGGACTTCGCCACCAGTAGAGCCGTTGATGATGCTGTTTCGGGCAATCGTTTCCAGTTCTTGCGGTGTCAGCGTAACGCCCATGCTTTTTGCCTGCGTTGCTAGTTCACCACGCCGAGCCGAAACTTGACGCTCAGCCTCAGCAGGGTTGTTGGTCGAGATAACGTCCCACTTGCGCTGCGAGTCAGTGCGCTTCTTCCACCAATCGGTGTTTTTGATTTCCGCTTCAAGCCTTGCGCTTGTCCAGCCGGCTTTGAGTGCAGCCGTGACCTTGGCTGCCACGTCCGGGTGAGCATCAAGGAACGCCTTGACGTAGCCGTAATCCGCGGCAACCGGTTTCGGCTTTGGCTTGACCGGAGGCTTTGCGGGAGGCTTCGCCGGTGGCTTCACGGGAGGCTTCGCGGGAGGCTTCGCGGGAGGCTTAGTTGTCGTCATTGGATACCAAGCATCTGTGAAATGACGTTCATGTACTGGCTGTCCTTGAACATCTTGCGCTCACCAGCCAACGAACCACTTTTCGCGTACTGCAAAGCTTCCTCCTGCGAGTTGACGTTGCCCTGCTTCGTGGTGGTAGACGAGTTTGACGTACCAGTAGTGCTCGACCTCGAGTTTTGCGCCGAACCGCTGACCCGAGTCGTCTGCGTAGAGTTAGACTTAGTGGTAGACACGTCAGGGTTTTCCTTCTCAACGCGGTTCAGCGCCTTAGTGAAGGCAGTCAACTCAACCTCGTCAGGTTCCCGGCCAAGTTCTTGCTGCAAAGCCACTCGCAAAATCGCTCGCGCGTTCTCTGCCGACGTGAGGTTGATCTGCGACTGGGTAGCGATGCTGCTGTTGCTCGACGTGGACGTGCCACCGTAGCCAGCGCCACCGCCGCCACGACCTCGACCGCCCCCACCGCCGCCGCCACCACCGCCGCCGCCACCACCGATTGCCGCTTGGTAGGACTTCACCATCTGCTGAAACGAGACACCCTGAATGTTGGCAGCATGAAGCGCCTGCTTGAACGCAGCAATCGTGGCTGTCGCTGCCTGACCAGTAAACATGCCCATGCGAGGCACGGCGTTGGTGTTCAGGAAACCCATGCCGATCAAGTTGGCTTGCAAGTTGGCAATAGACCTCTGATCGTTCTGCGGAGGCATAAGACGGTACTCGTCGCCACTGTGGTACTGCGGTAGACGGTAAATGCCTTCCACTGACTGACGATCGTGAGCATCAGTCTGGCTAGCCGGCACTCGCGCAGTTCCAACCCACGCCCGGTAGTAATCATCGACACCGATGTAGTCGCTACGGTCTGCCGTCGATGGTTTCGGGGGCGCTTGTGGTGCAGGCGTGTACGACCCGGTTCCACCGGGGCCGCTGTTCTCGCTCATGGCGTACTCCCCAACACGTCAGGTTGTGTGTCCAGATTTATTGCCTCTTGCGACTGGTCAGGTCGGGTGCCCATTGGCAAATCAGGCGAACCGCTGACCACGCCACGGCTGATGGTAGCGTCGTCAACCGTTTCTGGTAGCGCCCGTCCGCGCGGGGTTTCCTTGACGGTAAACAGCGATGCGGGGAACTCTTTGCTGAACAGTCGATTCCAGGCGTTTGCAAACGCTCCCGTGGTGTCCTCCTTGGTGATCTTCAAGGCAACCTCGAGCAGAGCTTCTCGCTGAGTCTTAGCCGCCTTCGTCCTCAGATCACCAGACAAGTTTTGACTCCGCAAATCTTCAATCGCAGACTCGCGGGCCACAATGTACGCAGTCAAGTACGGCGCCGAACGCAGTTGCTTGACCGCTGGGTCACGCAGAGCCTCGCGCATAAGGTTCATCTTTTTGTCGAACGCACCGGGATCAACGGCTTGGTTCGACCAGCCAGGGAACTTGCGAATGACCTCAGATTCCAAATCCGCTCGAGCGCGCACCCGCGTGTCAGGGTCAACGATGTTTTTGTCGATCTCATTGGTGCGTGCGTTGTAGAGCATCCAGCCCAACTGCTTGTTGATCTCAGTAACGAAATCTTCGACAGGTCGAATCTGCTTGTCGCCGTCTGCCTTCTGTGCGAGGTACGCCTGCGAACTGTACGCAGTCGGCTTGTTGTTTTGGTCGGCAGTCTTGAACTCTACATACGGATCACCGGCACCAAAAAAGTAGCCGATAACGTCGTTGTACGTCTTGTACGCCTGCGGCTCAAGGGTGCGATACGAAAAAATGTCGTTGGTTGACTGCGGCCCCTTAGTTGTCGTGCTAGGGATGAGTGCGCTCAAAGCAGCAACACCGTAGTCCTGTGCAAACAGCGCAGTGGCTTCTTGTGGGGTCTTGGCAGTGTCGCGGTACTTGCTGTATTCCTGAATCAGCTTTGACTGCATCATCATGACGCGGCCATGACCATCAGGATCACCGTTGACCCACAGCGAAGGATTGCTCGACAAGGTTGCGGGGGTGACTGCACCAAAGACTGCGTTCCAAACAGTCAAACCCTTAGCCATGCGGTTAGCGTCATCAGTCAGGCGCTGCATCCCCGATGGGGTGCTCACGTCGTAGTTGCCGCTAGAGAGCAAGGTAGGAATCAAGCCGATTGCCGCGCGAGCCGCCAAGTCTTCTGTCTCAGACTTTTTGAGCTTGTCAAGCGCTGGCGGGGCCAGAGACGAAATAACCTTGTCCAGCGTTGACCCCCGCGGCAGACCGTAGGGAGCAATGTAACGGACGATTTCCCCTCTAGCCGAATCTTCGTCCTGCCATTCAGAAGCACCAATAGCGAGCGGAAGGGTCAGCGCCGGTCCGACACCGGGGAAGATCGACGTGCCGGCTACGTTGAGTCCGGCCATTTTGGAGACGAAGTTCATCGGGCCCGATTGCATCACATCAGAAAGCCCAGGCACCATCCTCGCCAGTTGGCCGATCAGCGGGTAGGCAAACCGACGCTCGCCGTACTTGTCAGTGAAGAAGAAACCGTCAGCACCCATCGTCGGGTCATCCGGGGTGTAGTAAGACTGGAGTTCTTCGTCTCGAGTCAAGCCGCCCAGCATGTCGTAGATGACGGCTGAACCGGGCTGCGTGCCAGCGTAGAACGGCTTGATTGTCCGGTACATGAGTTGCGGGTTTTTGAGGGACATTTCGCCCCATCTGCGGAACGTGTTGGCTGTCGCCTGAGCGAAAGGCATAGCGATGCGAGTAGCAAACGCCCAGTTCTGACGCTTCGTAGCATCGTAGTAGATCCGCTGCATTTCTTTGACGGCAAACCCAAGAGCGATGCCGTCAACCTCATCCACAGTGAGACTCCCGCGAGCCTCGATTTTTTGGATGCGGGCAGCAAGTTTTGTGTCGCCGGCTTTGCGAAGCTTCCGCACAGCCTCCGCTTTGGCGACAGGGCTCATGTTGGCCCCCAGGTCAAGAACCCGCTTCATGTATGCCTGTCGAAACAGCGGCCCGCGCGAAAACACGTCAGACAGTTCTCCAGTGGCATTGAAAAAGCCTTCCGTCACGTCATCAAGGACGTTGGTGAGCGTCCTGTCTCCCGTTTGGAAACGGCTGCCTTTGACCTCATCTGGCAGTACGCGCTGGTTGATTGGAACAAGAGCGTCTGCCTGCAACTTGGAACGCCAGAACGCCCGCAACTCCTTGTTGCCACCCTCGAGGCGCACCCCTCGGTAAGTGCGGGTTGCTAGAGCCTCGTAAAGCTCGCTGTCGTTCATGGTCACTTTTCGCATGATCGCTTGAACAACCTTGGCGTACTGCCTAGCGTCGGCAGCAAGGTTGCCGGCAGTCAGTAGCGCCGGTTGAGCGTGCATCCGACCCGCCAATGTCGGGGACGCAAGCATGTTCGCAACTGCATCATCAAACGTGACGTTGGGGTTGGCCAAGTCGCGCACAAGCGAGTCACGAGCCAGCATCTCCAACTTGTCGATAGTGCCGCTGATGTAGTCGCTCCACTGGTTTTCTTTGTCGCGCGACAACATGGCGTAGGCGCGGGCAGCGGACCTAGCACTTGCCTCATCAAGCGAGTACGAGCCATGCACACTGCCCATGAACGTGTGCCAGCGTTCCAGATCGTCCAAGTCGCCCGTGTCCAAGTAGCGGTTCAGCGAGGCATACATTTGCTCACCGTTGACGCGCGCCATAGTCATCGACATGGACGGAAACAGCCGCTGCATACCCTCTTTCAGCGCCACTGACGTAAGCGTCAAGTTGGGGTCAACGTAAGTCTGCATGATGGGAACATTCTTGGGTGCCGCGTTGTCAATCGCGGTTCGAGCGGCAGCCATAGTCGGGTAGTTTCCAGCGCCAAACGGGCCGGTGACTGTCCACGTCTTTCCGGTCTTGTTGATCGTGTGCCCGTCGCCCGTCGTGTACGATCCGGCAGAAACCTTGGTGTGGACTACCGGGGCAGCCTTGTATCCGGCTACCCGTTGCTTCTCCACGTCCCGCAGTAGGGCCGGAACAGGAATACGGCCAGCAAGTTCAGCCGTAGTGCGAACACCTTGACCCGGCAGTGCGATTGCGCGGTAGGCAACTGCGCGAGTCCGAGGAAGCGCACCCTCCAAAGCGCCCCTGCGCTCCACTTGCCGATCAAACAGTTTGTTGTTGTGCTCCCAGTCGATGTGGCCCATAACGGCACGACCAATACGATGGGCCGCGGTAGCAGCCTCTTTTGCCATGATCGTAGACATGACCAAGCCGATGTGCTGAGCGGGATGAACAAAACCACCGCCGTAGCCAGACAGTCCTTGACGAAAGTTCATTTCGCCAATCTCGCGCAGAACGTAGGCAGGTCGAACCAGTACGCCCATACGCCAAATAGACGTGCCGTGGTTCAACTTGTCTAAGACGTACGAAGCAACCTTGGCATCGCCGCTCAACTTGCGTTCGATAGACCCCAACATGCCGGTCTCGCGCATGATTGCTCGGAAGTCAGGCAAAGCGACAGTTCGACCCAACAACTCGGCTTCCAAAAGCGGCTTGTGTACGTCCAGCTTTGCTCCAAGATTGCCGCTCAACGCCACGCCTTCGGCCACATACTTGCGAGCATCGTTAGACAGGCCGCCAGCAAAAAGTTGAACCAAGTCTTTCGCTCGAGCAGACTCGATGCCGTTCTCATCTTTGAGCTTGGTAGCAACCTCCATCATCAAGTCAGTCAAAGCCTCAAACCGAATGTTTCGATCCTGAGGCGAGTTGATGATGCGGTCCATGTGCTCACCGAACTTTTCCGCGGTGATACCAAGTCCACGCGTGAACGCTTCGATGCGCTGGAAGGCCTCGTCAGTGTCGTTCAGGTCGAAGTGACCGCTCTGCGGCGCAAGACGGAACCACTGCCGAAAAGCAGAGTCTTTGGCTGCTCCCCCGAAGAAGGTAGAGACGATTGGTGCGCTACGAAACAGTCCAGGCGCTTGACCAAACTTGGTCAAACCTGATGCGGAGTCAATCTCCCCACCCATGCGGCTCAACAAGACCGCTCGCACTGCTTCGGGTGTAGACGCCTTAGATAACTGAGTGGCAAGGGCAATATCGAACTTGCGATTGGATTTGAGCACAATCGCTGTGGGTGAAGTCATGCCAACTAGATCGTCAACAATACGCCCGCCTCTAGCGCCCATCAAGAAGTTGTATGCGGCCTGACCGCTGACGTAGAAACCACGGCCACTGGTTGTGGTGCCGGCAGCCTCAGCCGCTGCGCGAGCAGGGTCAACAACTTCTTCAATCCCAAGCGAGCGGAGGTCAGCAATCGTGGTCTTGTCTTTGGCTGACGCGCGCACAGCAGCAAGCGGCGACGGCACCTGATTGGCCGCACCAAACTTGACTCGCCCATCAGTAGCCACCAAAACTTGACGCTGCTTGCCGACGGCTTCACGGGCCGTAGTCGGGACTGCCACACCGGCTTTGCGTAGCACCTTAGGAAGCAGCAATGCTCCCTTTTCAACCAAGCCGACACCCATGTAGTTGGCAGGGTCTAGGCCAAGCGAAATGCCAGCGTCGATGATCCCCGACTTCACGGCATAGTCCGAGCTTGTGGGATCAAGCCACTGTTGAGCAATCATTCGACCTGGGGTGGCCGCTAGTGGCGCGTTGATTGAGTCAACCCAGTCTTGGTTAGGCATGTAGCCGCGCTTCGCCAACTGGAGAGTCATATTCTCGATCTTTTGAGCCGCTGCTTCTTTCATTTCCGGCGTACGCAAGTCGTACTGTTGACCAGCGCGAGTGTATTTTTCTTCCTCAATCCGGTTACTAGGTAGCAAACCTGATCCACCAAGCTCAGGATCAAACAGCAGTCCAGGATCGTTGCCAATCTGACCTGCGCTTGTTCGCATCACCAAGTCTTGCCACGCCTGCAAGGGTGTCCCTGCACGATTCGGTTGCCTCAAAAACTCGTCTTGCGCTGCAAACATAATGTCAGCGCGGTCTTGCCCAAAGTGGAAAACGGCCCAGTTGTAGGGGTCGACACCATCGGGAACTGGGGTGCCACCTAGGCCGGCAAGTCGTAACGCTGTGTTGCCGTAGTTGGGAAATAGAAACTCTACTTCCTCAAACTTCAAGCCGTACTTCTCTGCTACCTGTCTCTTAGCTTCTCGGTCACCGTAGATTGAGTTGACCTGTCCGACAGGAACCTCGAGCAACGTCTGCAAAGCCGAAAACGCTCCGCGGACCCCCGTCTGGATGCCTGACCATGCGGCATCATAGGCATTTGAAACTGCGCCAGTTATCGACTCAAACAGGTTGTCAGGCTCGTTGTTTTGAGGGATTGCGCTCTGCGTCGGCTCCGGTGCTGCCTTAGGAATCAGGTCAGCGTAGTTGATCTGGTCTTGAACGATCGTCGGCAAACGATCAGGGGCGACCCCTGAGTAGGCGAGCGGAATCCAAGTGAAAGGGTCGGTGGCGGGAGTGTTGCGCGCCCACTGGTCAAACATGCGCGCGCCCATCGGCCCCATTGTGAGTGCTGCATCGAGTCGCCGGTTGTTGACGGTTTGAGCAACAATCAGTTGACCGTCAACGCGCATAATGTCGATCGGGTCGTAGTGCGGGACACTCTCGAACGGCACATATTCTCGATCAAACGCTCCCGACCACCGCTCCTGAGCCTTCTGCAAGGGAGTCTTTTTGGGCGCAGCCACTAGACGACTCCTTTCTCCTGCATCATCATGATCGCGTTCATCAACTCAGGGGTCGGCATGATTGCGTAGGCGGCAAACAGTTGGTCGGCTTCTGGACGCGAAGGAACCGGGCCGATCGCTTCCATGCCCGCACCGGGACCAGTAGCGAGACCGTGTGTGACGGGAAGGTCAGGGCGTGCCGTGGGATCAGTCAACGACGGAACCTGATCGGGTGTTGTCCACTGTTGCGTCGCTGGCGCAGCCACTCCACCAGAAGCCGCGGTAGCCATTCCTGTCTGCGGACCAGTGTTTACGGCAAGGTCAGTCCGGTTGCTGTACGCCTTACCGGGTGTTCCTTGACGCCTACCTCCGCGGCTCATCGTGTCTCAGACTGAGACAGTTCACATCGCACCTGACGCCACCCCCCTCATTGGTTGCACGGTCATAGCAGGCTGACGCAAAGTTGATAGAAGTCCAGCAAGGTCCGCTTGACCAGCCGAAGCGCCAGGGATCGGGCTAGCGCCGGCAAGAGACGCCTGCGCTGCTGGGGCACTGAGTTGGTCAGCGGTCGGAGGCCCACCGGGAGCGCCCTGCTGTTGAGTCTGCTGCTCCGCTTCCGCTTTAGCTTGCTCTTTGGCGGCATCCTCAGCAACCTTGTTGAGTGCGTCCGCGAGTTCCATCTTGTCCATTTTCACCAGCATCATCACCTTGGCGAGCACCATCGGCGGGATCTGACCAGACGCTGCCTGCTGCTGGATTCCCGACACAAGCGCCTGCTCGAGCCCTTCGCTGATGATCCGGTCATGTTCCATTTCGGGAGACTCAACAAACGGATCGAGTGCCGCTGCGGTCTCCTTCGACATGATGCCCATGCCAACCCGCTGACCTAATCCGATCATTAGCGAGTTCAAGTCAGTGCCGGACGCAGGGTAGGACACCACATGCTCATCGTTGCTGAACACTTCGGTCGAAACGTAGGTGACCGCGCGGGCAGCGTTGCCGGTGCCGACAAACACCATGCGCTTAGCGGAGCCGTCGTAGTGCTTGGCCAGTGCGATCGCCGCCTTGTTTTCGTCGTGCAGCGCGAAAGCCATGATGTCTTGCGCCTCAGCCACCGGAAAGTCGATGACCGCGGACAGCACAGCGTCGCCACGCCGGCCCGTGCGAATGTTGGACCCTGACTCGCCACCAAACTCTGCCGGGATGCCTGCGGTGAGCCGCTGCGCCCGCTCGAGACGGTCAATGGTCTGCGGAGTCATGTAGCCGGGGGCGGTACTCATTTCTTTCACGTCACCGCCCGTGACTACGTTGATCTGACCAGTCCGACCGTCATACGGGCCGTCCACGAACCGCGGAGTTTCCCCTGGACGGCCAACAAGGTAGGCGTCCGGAAAAACGCCCTTCTCAACGGCGGCAATCTCGAGAGCCATAAGCTTCGACTGCGCGTAGTACATGCCAACCATCGTGTCGAACTGTCCACCAGTGCGAGAAAGGGTGATGCGCGTTGGAACGACGACCTGCATCTGACCAGACGGGTTTGCAGCAAAGTCGATTGCTGTCGCCCGACGAGCGTTGAGCGTAATCGGGTTGCTGTTCATCCACCCGTTTGTCTGCTCGGCTACACCAGTCAAAACGAGCATGATGCCGTCATGATCCACGTATTCGAGGACCATCATTTCGGTGTCCCCGGACGTGTCAGTGCGGCCAGTGACCAGCGTGACGTTTTCGGCGTATCCGCGCGACCGAAGCCACGAAACGCTGCGACGGTAGGCGAACACGACGTCTAGCGGGGTGAACGTGGACGGCTCAACCTCCATCGAAGGAAAACACTCAAGGGGTGAGCGCACGTCCCACGTCGGGCGCTTCAACTTGGCGTCGTAGCGGACCACCGTCGCTCCCAGCCCGTAGGCAAGCAAGTGGCGGGCGCTCAGCTTCTTTTTGAGGCTCAGCCGGTCCATCTGGTGCCAGCCGGTGACAACTCGACGTGCCTGTTCGGCTCTACGGTCGTACTTGCGGACACCTGGCTGTTCTGAACTGAACGAAACCATCGGCGTGATTGAGGCTACGCGGCCAGCCATTTGCTCTACACCCTGTGCGAGCAGGTTGGGGACGCTGGAAGGCTCGTCACGGTTCAACTCAGACAGGGGAACGGTCGCTTTGCCGTCGTAGATCGCTTGAATCTCGCGCATCGCGTTGTGCAGCGGTCGGTACATCTTCTCGCGCTCTTGATGCAGCGCAAGAATCTCATCCGGCGTCCTCATGTCTGACTCCCTCCCTATCCCACGAACGATGCAAGGCCACGGGAAACACCGGAACGACCGCGAGACACAAAAAATGGTACTGGACGCTTGTAGCCGAGACCGCCTGAGCGAGTGTAATGGTTTTCGATGCACAACTTGTGGAACCAAGTGCTCATCACCATGTCAGTAGTGTCCGACTCCGGGTACTGCTGCGCTTCGCGTACGAGAGCGTTTGTTTTGAGGCGAGATTGAATGTCACCCCACGGTAGACGGATGCGGCCCTGCCGAAACAGGTCACCAATCGACTCCACACCGTATTTCACGTCATGCTTGTTGATGGTGGTTGTGTGAGGGATGAACGTCACCCCTGTCGCCTGCATCCAGCGTTGAACGTGCGGCTGCGAAAGCAACCAGCGTTGGGCAGCGTTCGTTTCTACGATGACACGGCTGATCGGTGCCCCCGCGTTGATTGAGGCAACGCGCAGATCCTCCATGACACCGCTGAAAGCGAACGTGTCGAGGTCGAGGGACAGAAACTGCTCAGGGTTGAGCCGCTGACGGATCAAATCGACTGCGTAACGGTTCTCAGAGTCCGGGTCGTACACCCACCAGATGATCCCCCACCATTCGGTCGGGGACGGGTCTACGCTGACAAACGAAAAAGCGTTGGTTCCGACCAGATGCGCCGGCACATCGCCAATGATCCGCTGATGATCGAGGCATCCGGGAGCCAAATAGCCTTCCCCGTCTAGTCCACCAGTGATCCAAGCCGGATCAACGAGACCGCCGACAACATCGCCGTCCTCCTGCTGGTACTGAACCTCGAATACCCGCGGATTGTTGTTTCGGATCGTCTCCAGCGACGACCAGTTGAGCCGATACGGGTCCAAAAGGCAGCCTTGCGGCCACGGTTGAGCCGTCGGGCCGTGTTCTTCGTTGCAGGAAGCCAGATCGTGAGCCTGATACTTGACGTGACGGTACTTGGGCTGCTCGTTGAGCGTCCGCATGTCCAGGCATGTCCGGTACAAGTCGTCGTGACTGATGCGCTGGCCCTGCAAAATCAGCGCACCCCCCGGCTCAAGTCGAGTTTCGGCTTCCGTACCCCACCAGTAGCGCAGGTTCTCTTTCGCTTCGGGAGTTTTGGTGTTTTTGCGGTCCACAAGGTCATCCCAAATGACCAAATCGAATCGACCACCAAGAAAACCTGAGTCTTGACCCCACGCGGAAACCGTTGGTTCTTTGTCGTCCAGCGACACACCATCGAGCTGGCGGGCAACCAAAGCTTCTGCGCGCCACAAGTCGCTGCGACCTTCCGGCTTGAACGCACCGAAGTCGTCTTGAATGCAAGCAAGGGCATCGAACGCTGCGCCGGTAGCAAGAGAGTCGGCGTCGGCTCGCAGCGGAGCGTCGCGCTCGAGAGACTTCTTGATGCGCGAGACGTACATGCGCGCCTGACGTTCGGTGCGTGAGCCGATCTGGATGCGAATAGCGCGGTTGCGGGCAATCAGCCAGCAGGGAATGTCGTTGGTAAACAGCGTTGACTTTCCTGAGCCGGGGGGACAGTTGACAACGATGTATTCCTTGTCGGGCGACTCCACGGCGCGCAGCACGTCGTAGGCTGCCTCAACCTGCCACGGCATTGACTTGCGGCCAAAGTAGCGCAGCCGGAACACCGCAAAGTCGTCTAGCGCAGCCTGAACTTCGGGATCGAGCGGGGCAGCCACCCGATTGCCGGCAACCGTGTCACGGTTGAGAATGTCGGCAGCCTCGAGTCCGGTGCTGCCTTGATCCCCGCGTTCAAACTTGTACGCCGTAGAGGGAGCAATCTTGGCTTTGCGAGCAGCAGCTTCAACGGACAAGCCACTGTCCCGGTAGTCAAAGTATCGCTCCCACACCCGCACCTGTGCGGGCCGCATAGCCATTACTTGTCCGGCGCGAAAGTTACGGGCAGTTCCTCGATCGAACCGAAAGAGGGAGAGTTGTCGTAGCCGGTGTTGGCGGCAACCATGCACTTGAGCACGGTCAACACAAAACCACCAGCGGCAAAGCCGGCAACGTGTTGCCAGTCAACGGTGAGCACATCAAACTGACCAGCGCCCACAACAAGCAAGGCAGACTGCGCTGCGGTAGAGCAGGCCCGTTCTGCGGTGGCCTTCCAAAAGTCAGTCGTGAACATGCTCATGAGTTGCTACTTCTTCCTGGCCTTGGCAGCCATGTAACGCTCCTGGGCCTTCTTCATGTCGTATGCGTTCTTCTGCGCTTTGGTGGGAGCAATGGCATCACCCATCTGCATCCCCCGGCTCTTGACAGCCTTCGGCCCTTCAACGGGCTTGCCTTTCACCGGAGGCTTGCGCGTGACCGGCGTTGACGTGATTGGCTTGGCCGGAAGCTTTGGATTCTTAGGAGCGACCTTCGGGATGCTTGCACCCTTCGGCGGCTTGGCGGGGTTCGGCTTCATGATGATTCCTTGTTGTCTATGTATTGGACAAGTAGTTGATGGTCGATCTCAACGGCTAGCCTGAGTGTTTCTAACTGCTCAAACATTTGGTGCTGACACAACTCCATACGCTTTTGCGCGTCTTTCATTGAGCCACCATCGTTTGTCGAAATCTCGTACTTGATTGCGCCTATCTCATCACGCACTGCCTTGATGCCGTCCGTGTTGTCTTGCAGTTGCTCGAGCAGGTTGTTGACTTTGTTGTAAAGCATCACTAGCGGCTTGATGATTCGAGAGTTGGCAAACGCTCCAATCACAGTAACCGCTGCTAGTAGTGCGGCGAGTGTGACTATGGACTGCTGCACTTCATTGGCAAAAAGGCTACTCAACACGACTAGGCCAGCTGAGCGGCGATCATCAGCATGGACTGTGAACCTACTAGACCAGCAGTCGGGAAAGTAGCGGGGGCAGCGCCAGTGATGCCGGTTGCAAGCATCGCTGTGAGGTTAGGTGCTGCACCTGTCGCGCCAAGAGT